CCGTATGATTGCGACATATGCGAGGCGGGTGTGGGGCAGTACCCGAAGGATTACGAGTGGGATCTGTTTCATCCGTGGTGTCGTTGTGTTGCGATACCCATCACGGCAGACATTGATGATATATTAGACAGCATGGATGCGGCAGACAGGGGCGAGATGTATGAATTTCAGGGCAAGGTGCAGGATGTGCCCGAATCGTTCAAGCAGTTTCAACAGGATTACCCGAATTATACGCACTTCGGGCATTAAGGTAGGTGAAGGTAGACGTAAGGTAGATGCAACAAACATGATATTGAACGCAGAAAATTGTATAAAAAAACGTAGGGTCACCGTGCCGTTCATGCGCATCACCAGCCATGTGGTATTCTTCAGCCGCACGGCAGAGGAGATGCTGAAGCTGGTCGCGGGCGACAAAGTATCGTTTTATATTGACGGGCGCCATTATCTATATTTTGACGCACGCAAAGGATTCCCTATTGGATATTTGAACAAAAGCAAAAGGCGCACATCAAGTTCGTGCGAAAGCTATTCGCTTGTAATACACAACAAGGAGCTATGCAGAAGGCTGCTGTTGATATTTAAGACGGGTTACATGCGCATCGGGGAGTTCGCCGAAGGGCGTTACATGTTGCACCCCATTGACAAAAACTATTGCGACATTACAAGGTGACTATTATTAACAATCATTAAATTTGTAAGAAATGAAAGAGAAAATCATTACTGAACTGAAGAAAAAACACTCAGGGCAGTTGACAGCGAAATTCATGGAAAGCCTTGCTGAGAGGTTATCCGCGAAGGTCGAAAAAGAAGAAGACATACAGGGCGTCATCGACGAACTGGACAACTCACCCATAAAGCTGACCGACTTGCAGGCCGAGGGTGATCGCAGGGCTACGGAACTGCAAAAGAAAATCGACGAACTTCAGGGGCAGACAAAGATGCAACCAATTAAGGACACTGTTGACGATACCGTCATTGGACAGTTAAAGAAATTTTCAGAGAAGCTGGAGCAACTGGAGCGCGACAACAAAAAGGAAAAGGCAAGGAGTGCGCTGTTACAGCGCCTGAAAGAGAAGGACATCCCTGCCGTGTTGTTGGAGAATGTGACGGTAGATACCGTCGAACAAGTCGACGAGGTTGTTGAAAAGTTAGAACGACAGGCAACCGAACTTCGTAAGCAGCTGGGGGTACAACTACCAACAGACCCGCCAAGAAGGGCAACAGGCCCGGACAGCAAGACTGAGCAGATTATCAACGACCTCAAAACAATTAAACCGAGGTAGTAACTAAACAAAAAAAGAGATGAGTTTAACATTAAACCGCGATACAGTTCCCGGCAAAAGGGATGTATTCGCAAAGGTGTTTGAACTGTTCACCGGGGGGTTCGCATTCACGGCCGCCGCGCTGGCCAGGCACACCGAAGGAGTAACCCTCCCACAGGGGGCGTTGCTGGAGGTCAATGAGGCCACCCGCCAATGCTCGCCGGTGAAAAGGGCAAGGCTGTCGGCAGGGATGGCCACCGGGGCAACCGCAGCGTTTTTCGAGGTCGGCCACCTGTTCGAGGTAGGCGATTACGTCTTCGTAGAGGACAGCGCCACGGCCGGCACAATCACAACCATCGTCACGGGCGACACCAGCGACCGCGTTACGTTCGGAGCAGCAATTCGCAGCCTCGGCGTGATCGCATCAGGAAACTGGGCGCAGCACGTTGCCACATCTACGGCTACGGGTGTAACGACCCGCGTAACCAACGCAAATGCCATCGCGGCATATCCTACAACCATCGAAGCCGGCGCATCAGTTGCCGCACTTCGCAGGGGTACAGTTTACACGAACAGGGTTCAGCCGGTAGTAGGCACGGACGGTCTGCCAGGTGGAATTTTATTCTCAACATCAAGCTAACAGGAGGAAAAAGAGATGGAAAACAGAGTAAAATCAGTATTTGGCGATTACGCAACCCAGTTGGGTGTGTTGGTTTTTGAGAACGCGAACCGATTTAAAGAGCCGTTCTTCCCCAAGTTTTTCAACATGGGGATTCCTCAGCCGGGGTTGACCTACGCAACAGCCGTGGGTATTCACCGCATCGAAGGCGCCGCCGCAGTTGTGGCGCATGGGTCTGAATCACCGTTGCGCTCACGTCCGGGGCTTGAAAAGTATAGCGGCGAGGTTGCCGCCATCAAGGTCAAGCGCAAGATGGACGAAAGCGAGTATCGTAACTGGCTGGTCATGCAAAACATGCCCGTGTCGGACGAAACCCGCAAAGGGCAGATCATACAGCTTATATGGGATGATGTTAAGGCCGTGTTCGACAGTACCGTGTCGAGGCTGGACATCATGTGTAAGCAGGCATTGTCAAGGGGTATTGTGACCATCAACCTGGCGAACAACCCCGACGGTATCGCATTGGGCGACATCGACCTGTTGGTGACCAACCGCGAGGGCATCACCAATGCTTTCGGAAACACGGGTACTGCTTCAATGTGGAACTCGCCGAACAGCACGCCGATTGCCGACATCGTTACGTTGGTACAGCGCGAAGAGGAAAACAATGGCTTGGATTTCGAGAAGATCCTGATGACCAACACGAAGTTCAACCAGGTGGCTTCAACCACCGAGGTAACTGCTACGCTGGGCGTATTCCCGACGCTGGACGAGATCAACACGTATCTATCAGACCGTCAGCTGCCCGTCATCGAGCTGGTGACCGGAAGGCACACCATCGAAACCAACGGCATCGTGTCGGGCAGGCTGAACGCATGGTCGAACGAATACGTTACGTTCGTGCCATCAGGCAGGCTGGGTACGGTGGTGAACGCATTGGCTGTCGAGGAAATATCGCCCGTCAGCGGTGTGGACTACGCCCTGAACAACAGGGTGCTTATATCCAAGTGGTCGCAGACCGAACCGTTCGGGGAGTATACGCGTGGAGAGATCGCCGCGTTCCCCGGATTTGAAGCTGCCGGCCAGGTGTATATGGTGAACACGGAAGCCAACGCCTGGGCATAATGACCAACCAAGAAGCCTTAGAGGCCAATATATCTGACGTCCACGGGGTGGTTCTCTCGGAGAACCACTTCCGTAAGGCGTTGATTGATGTAGGGTTGTCGCCCGATGATGAATATGCTTCCTCGACGCTGATTGACACGGCGACATTGAAGCTGTACGACAAGATCATTGCGGGGGCCAGCTTCAGCGAAGGGGCTTTGAGCTACAATGTAGACATCAATGCGCTGAAAAGTGTACGTGATGCGCTGGCCGAGGACTTAGGGTTGGGAGAGACGGTGGTAACGCCAACAATCAATAATGCGCCGAGATGGTAAGATACCCTCATACGCTGCATGTATGGTACATGGAAGATGGAACATATGACCCTACGGGCGACTATTTTCCGGGCGGTACGGCAGAGTATTACATTGAGGGCAGGGCAGAACCCAATGGCGAGGGCAGGATGATCACACTGGAGGGCGGCGCGCAGATCGTGTACAATTACATGTTTTATTGCCGCGACCAGTATTTCGAGCTGCCATATAATGCCAATGCGCAGTTAAACAGCGGATGGCAGGGCACGGTGAAGCGGATGGCCAACAATCAAACGGGGACGGTGATATGGCTGTAAATGAAAAGCGACTGGATAAGTTCTTTGACAGCGTGCAGAAGACGGTGGAAACGGCCATGCAAAAGACGGGCGAGGAGTTCATAAAGAATGCGCGTGACAGCGTTACCGAAAGCATTTACAACCGCCCCGTTGAGCGCAAGCCGTGGGATCTGACGGGAAACCTGCGCAACAGCATCGGCTACGCCGTCAAAAAGGATGGGACATTATTGTTTCAGGCCAACGGTGGCGGCGAAGGCGGGCAGAGGGCAAAGGAGGTGGTCATGCGCGAAGGCAACAAAGACACCTGCCTTGTATTAACGGCGGGCATGGAGTATGCCGCAGCGGTGGAGAGCAGGGGGTATGATGTTGTTTCCAACAGCGTGAATCACGCAGCAGATATATACCCAAGAAGGGTACAGATGTTTTTAAAAGCATTACTCAGATGACAACGATCGGCTATGTGTTGAACATATTTTACGGTCTGCTGACCGTCACGCCGCGCCATAAGCATAAGGCGCCCGACGGCATCACGCAGGGCACGTATACCGTTATCAACTCGCTGGGTGTGCCGGTCAACCCGATACAGACGGCAGAGGTGAACGTGAACCTGTACGCAAAGGATGCAGACGTAGCCAAAGGCATACCGAATCTTGCGGTGTTGGAAACCATGCAGCAGCAGGCACACACGGATCTGCACAACAAGTCAAACGCGGAATATGACATCGAATTTGAACGCGCATTATTATTCAGAGAAGAGGCCACGCAGCGCCACTACATTAACATGCGGTTTCGCATAATTTTCCTTAACAATTAAAAAATTACAGATATGAGTACAAGAAATGTTGTAAGATTGGCAAAAGAGTTCGTCGTGAAGATCAACAACATGGTCATTGCACGATGCACTGACTTCAGCTTTTCAGCCGACCGCGACACCATCGACATCACATCATTTGACACGGCCGGGTTTACGGAGTACCTGTCGGACAACAAAAACTGGACAATCAGTTTTGGTTCGATGGTCACACGCGAGGCCGCGACCGGGGAGCTGGGTTATATCTCAGGCATGACCGGGTTGGGATCGGGCACGTATGAAAACCTGTTGGATTTGTTTTTATCAGCTACGGGCGACTACCCGGTAGTTGTCGGATTGAATGATTCCGGGGGTTCTGCATGGATTCAAGGCTACGGCATATTGCAGTCGTTGTCGGTGGATGGTGCTGTTGGAGACAAAGCCACGTATAGCGGCAACATCCAGGGGTCGGGTCAGTTTGTGCGCGGCAGTCTATAATCACAGGTAGGCAATGGTAAAGAAAATCAGCTATAAAGGTCGGGAGTACCCGATACGTATCAGCTACAAGGCGCTGAAGGGCGTCGTGGGCGAGCTGGGCAGGGAGTTTCGCGGCAATGCCGATGTGTTCGACTTTGAGGGCGCAGAGGCATTGCTGTTCCATGCCATGAAGGCAGGATGTGACTTTGCGGGCGAGGAGCTGGACTTAAAGCGCGAGCAGATGGTGGACGTACTGGATGAATCCTTGAATGAGTTCATCGCGGCGTTCACGGCTTTTACCCTCGCCCCGGCGGGGGCGACACAGCAGGAGGCGACGAGCAAGAAGCAGACACCAGCCTGACACAGGTATATGCCATCGCGTTATCGCGGCTGGGCATAGCACACGACCAGACAGATCAGTTCACGCCGTTGGAGCTGGATATAGCACTGAGGGATCACACGGATTATCACAACGCATACGTTAAGCATCAGATGGACTTGATAAGGTTCATCGGGTTGTTGCAACGAAATATGAAGGTTAAACAGTCGTATGTGATACGAGACCCGCGCAAGTTCTATCAATTTTGGTGGGAGCAGGCGCAGGTGAGTGTGCCCGAAAAGATTGACTGGAAGAAGTTGGACGAAAAGTACAAATCAGCCCGGCCCCGAAAAAAGTAGGGGTTGGGCTTTATTGTTTACATTATGAACCTCGGCGAATTATTCTACACAATACGGGCGAACACCCAGCCGCTGCGCAACGACCTGAACGCGGCCCAGGCTGCCATGAAGCAGACCGACAAGGGCATGCAGGGCGCGGCAGATAACATCGCCGTGTACAGCCAGCAGATGAGCGGCGCCATCAGCAACGAGGTGGGTGTCATCAATGACAGCATGGACATGGCTGCCGACGCCATGCACGGCGTAGACACGGCCATGCGCGATGCAGCCGGGGGCATCAGCGATTCAGCTTCGACGATGACCGACAGCATCACCGGGCAGCTGGAAGAGGCGCGCACGGCCTTGAAGACCATCGAGGATGACATCAGGGATATTGAACAGGCGCTGAAAACAACGGCGCCGGGCAAGGTGCAGTACGAGCTGAAGCAGGAGCTGGCCGCCGCCAACAAGGCGCTGGTGGAGCAGAAAGCCATCGTTAAAGACCTGGATGGGCAGTCGAAGAAGGCGGCCGCGTCGTTGAAGAAAGTGCCGCAGGCGGCGAAAGACGTGGGCGGCAAGCAGCAGCTGATGGAGTTGCAGGGCAGCCTTGGCGCCATATCACCGGCAGCCGGGCAGGCCGTGGCAGGATTTCAGAAGATGTCGATGGCGGCACGGGCGTTTCAGGCGGCATTAGGACCGATAGGGTTAATTATTGCGGCCGTGGGGCTGGCCATCAGTGCGCTGACGGCATATTTCAAGGGGTCGGTGGACGGGCAGGAGAAGATGGCGAAGATAATGGGCACGCTGAAGGGCGTTATGGCCGTTCTGAAGGACATAGCCATCGAGGTGGGGCGTTGGATTGTCTG